TTGAAGCTCGTCCTGAATAATCTGGTCGATGTTAAATTTATCGAATATGGGCCTTCCAACGCCGAGTTCTATTTGTTGTGTAAGTTCTGTGTTCGCGGCCGCAACCACTTTATCCAACACGTCTTGGGATAACGTGTCTCTAAACCGCTGTCGCTGTTCTTGGAGGGTCTGTTCAAGATCCGGAGCGGTGGGTGCGTCTCGCTCAGAAAACTTAACCCGGCGCATATCAATACCGAATATCTCGGCAATGCGCTCGGCTGTCAGCTCTTTACCTTCCGCACGGTACGCTGCCGCATAGTTTTCAATTTGCGCTTCCCAAACGGCCCCTAGTTTACGTGCAGCGGAATTGTTGTACCCTGCGGATACAGCGTTCGCTGTAATACGTTCGCCGACTTCACGAACGGCTTTTGTTGTCGGATCGATGACCTGCTCGGCCTGCACGCCTGGCTGGTTAAACGTAACGCTTTCTCCAGCCCGTCGTTTTCGTTCGAAGACGCCGGCATTGCGATCGCGGGTATGAAGCGCGAGCCTGGCCGCCGTGGCCCCCTCCGCTTTATGGATTGATACCAGCTCCTCAGAACGCTGGATAAACGCCTCCAGCTCTTCGTCAGTCAGTTTTGAAATCTCGCGATCCTGACCTTGTTCATCTTGGAGCAGGCTTGTGCGGTACGCCGGATCTCTGGCTGACACCGAATCCAGCATCGACTCGCCGAGAAGATGTTCTTCACCGTCTTCGGTTTTAACGATGACACCGCCGGCATCGCTGACCGCGACAACCTCGGCAATGGTTTCGCTGCCATCGGGGTTGTAAACAACGACCTGGTCACCGGTTGCGGTCTGCTCGGTCACGCCGCCCGTCTGTTCCAGTTGACGTTGAAAAAGTATCTCATCCGCGCGGGCACCGACCTGCTCTTCTTCATCGATCGCTTCGGCGAGCGTGCGTGCCCCCTCGTTCGTGCGAACATGGGACAGCATTGTCTCAAGGTGTTCGGTCTCTTGAACTGTCGTATAAAACTCGCTGGCTGCGATGGAGATGTTTCCACCGCTCTCTACAGCCGATTCAAGGGCGCGCATATCAACACCGAAACCGGCGAGGACCTCTCCGGGGTTAGCTCCTGCTTCCTGAAGCGCTTCGACCAGGGGTTGCGCGCTCACAATAATTGTTTCGCGATCGGTCTCCCCAACGAGTGCGGTGAGGTAATCTTTAAAGCTTTCCGGTGAGCGTTGGCGGAGCGCGCTTTCGCGAGCGGCCTCAACCGTGTTTCGAACTTCTTCGACATTCTGCTCGGCCTGAAAACGCTTTGCCCCGGTGACCATTCGCACCAAGGCGGCGGCGGTAAATGCGACGCCGGCCTCACGTGCCGTGAAATCTTCCAGGAGCTTGCGTTCTTCGTCGACAAACGTCTTAACAGCCCAGTCTCTTGCCAACGCTTCGACTGCTTCTTCCGTTGCTTCGACCCCGCCGACCAGTGTCTTATCGACCAACCAGCGCGCGAGGGAGTTTTTAAGTTGCAGTTGTTTGGGGATCGGCACCCCTTTAAGAATTGCTTCCAACCCCATGCGTTCCGCGGCAGCGGTTGCAAGCCCTCCAAGGAGTGTGGCATACGCGCGGTTTTCTTCGCTGACGTCGAGGTTCTTTTTCTTGATGGTCCTGTCGATCAAGTCGCTTGTTTCTTCGGCGCCTACAGTCGACATCATCGCAAGCGACGCGGTCGGATTAACAATATTGGCGACAATAAACGAGGCCATGGTGCCGATCGCGCCGGAAACTTCTGTTGCAAAGTTCTGGCGCTCTTTTGGTGCGCCGATCACTTCGCCGGCTTTTTCGAGGGCGGCGCCGCCCCCCTCTGTAATCGCACCGCCGATATCGATCGCGGGGCGCTCTTGCACGAACTCACTGCCGGACAGGTAATAAAGAAAATTTAAGCCAGGAAGCTGGGCTAGTGACTTTTGCATATCCCGATATCCGGATAGGCCCATACCGAACGTCGATAGAAACTTAGCTGGTAATTCTCGCGCCACATCGCTCACGGCGGTTAGCGATTGTTCAACGATACTCAGCACGCTGGTGTCGTCGGCGGCCATGGCGGCTTTGTATTCATCACTTTCCATCCAGGCCGCCGTCCCAGGACTCTGCGTTCTCAGACGTTGAATTTCCGAGTTAATTTTGTCGCGTTGTTCGCCGGCCCGAACCTCTTCGATGTTGTTATTCACCAAATCACGATCGACACCGGTTCTATTGCTGATGTTGAGGACTTCGGCGGCTTGGTCCCCGCCGCCCTCTTCCGCCGCTTTCTGAGCCCCGGCCCGGAGGCGCGCAGTTGATTCCTGATCGAGAAGTCTCAGCCCGTTCTCAAGTGCTTGTGCTTCTTTGGAGTCCGGTGTCGGCGTACCCAGATCGGGCATGAGCGTTTGGTCGCCCTGCGCTTCTTCCTGGTCGAGAAGCTTCAATCCTGCGTCGAGGTTTTGAAGTTCACTCATAGTTCGGGCGCCGTGTTTCGGGACGCTCGCAATTTAAATGAATTCAGCTTTGGCTGTCTGAAGAACCCCACAACAAACGCCGGGCCCCGGCGCGCTGCGGCTGCGAGTTCTTCGATCAAAGCCGGTTTACCTTGATACCCTCTCATCTCAAGGTGTTTTTTATACTGCATCTGCATATCGGTCGTGATGCGTTTGAACGGTACATACACGCGCTCACCATCGATGTCTTCTTCTCGGACCGCGCCGGCCGGAAAGACTGAGTCGTCGCCCCAGGTTGCGTCGTCGACCCAAACAGTTTTGGTGATGAACTTTTCAATCACCGCGCGCTTCTCGTCGTCGCGGAGTGTTCCATTTCCGGTCGCTGAAGTTTGGGCTTTCAGTCTACTCGCTTCTTTTAATGCTTCATCAATTTTTAGGTATACTTCGCCGACGATCGCGGGTTGTTTTGCCGGTGGTAGGTTGGATTTAATTATATTGTTTCGCTCCAGAAGTCTGATGATTAAGTCGCTTGTGTTCAGCGCTTCAACGTCGCCCGCGGTCTTATTCTTACTATCTTCTTTTTCTTTTAACGCGGTCTGGTTCGCGTTATGCATCTGTTGAATAAGCCTCTGGAAACCCTGAAAAACGCCGTTATGCATTTTATCCTGGTATCGGATTCGGAACTCCTCCGGCGAGGGCAGCTTGCTTGGATCTTTCGACCATTCGTTTTGTATTTTTCCAAGCACCTCGGCGGTCGCTTTGTTACTGGCCTCCATTGTTATCGGCGCTGTCCCAGTGCCGCGATGGTTACGCTGGCGTTGATCCCGCCAATTCACCCCGCCGGTCGTTTTCATAAGTGCGGCATTTTGTGCGTTGCTGAGAGGATCGGTCGGATTTTCTAACGTCGACTTGATCGCGCCTGCTAAATCTTCACGTTCTTTCAGAACGCGCTGGGTTTTTAGCCCCCCTAATTTTGCTTCGAGCGCTTTTCGGGAGATTGCGAGCTGGGTGGCGTCGTTTACATATTTCTTTTCAAGATGATCCCGCGCTGACTTAACGCCTTCGGACGTGTTGAGATCGATTGCCTTGTTTCGGATCACCATCCCCGAAATCGCGTTGACGTCATCGAGCCCTTGTTGCTCACGTGCTTTTAACATCAGGGCCGGTAGGAACTCCTCGACTTTGTCGTTGTCGATGAGCTTGCGATTCTTTTTCAGGTATTCGACCGCGGCGAGTGGGTCACTAATCGACATTGTGTCGATTGTCTTTATCAGGGCGGTGCTGACGGCGCTCTCTGCGAGAGACCGTGCGGCCTTACCGTCGCCAGTTTTTCTGAGTTGGAAGTCGAAGGTCGCTCGACGAATGTCTTCGACGTGGGCGTTCTTACCACCGGCGCCCGCGGTGTTGTGTGGGTCAGCCACAAGGTTCTGCCCCGCCTCGGCGACGGTCCCGTCGTGAACGGCGGCATCGCGAACTAACCGCGACGCTGTTACATGCGTGGCGACGCTCTGCGCGAAGATGTTAAGCCGCTTACCGCTGGAGAGCGAGAACAGTCGCCGTGATTCACCTGACTTGGCCGACTTGAGAAGCTCTTCGCGCTTTGCCTCGAAATCGTTCTGTACCTGCTCGGCTGAATCGATGGCGTGTTGGCCCTGCAAAGAATTAAATCCGGGCGTGTCCGGCGTTCCGTCGATGGCCTCGCGCGCATAGGCGTTGAGTTTATTTGAAAGATCCTGCGCGTCGCTTTCGGCATCCTCTTGCGCCGATTTGACCGCGAAGTTCATTAATGATTTAGCGGCGCTCTCCATACCACTGAAATCGCCAAAGGCATCCCTGGGAACCGTTGTCGTTGGACGCTGTCGCGGTTGAACCTTACCCCGGATATCTTCTGCGGTGGGAAGCCTAATACCGTCTGCCATCAGGCGCCTTTAAACTTCGCAATGTTTGTCCCGCCTTCGAGCAGAGCGGACCCCGCTTTAAAGAAGCTCGCTTTTTTTGCTGCCGATCCTTTCATCTGTGTAAGAACGCGCTGTTCATTCAGCGACGAGATTTGTGCCGCGGCATTATTTTCAATCAGCCTCGCATTAAATTCGCCTTCCTCGGCAAGCTCTTGTTGGACGAGCAACGCGGACCCGGTTCCAGCGTCTTGTCCGGTCGCGTCGAGTAAGGCCATTTGTTTTGCGGCTAGACGTTTATTTTTCTCGCGCTGGACCTTCGCGTTAGACTCGCCGATTTGGCGTTCACGCTCGGCTTGACGACGGAGGATCTCAGATTGTGTTTTGGCTTGCGCTTTTGCAGATTGACCCGCTGATATTGCGCCGGCTGCCGACATCGCTGTCGCCGCAGCCATGAGTGCAACGGTCCAACCCATCAGATCATTCCTGAGTGGCTGGTTTCGATATGGCTGAGATCGAAGCGATCGTATACCCGCTTCACACCTCGGGGGCTTTTTTCTAATCGTTTCATTGTCACCATAACCTCATTTTTATCTTTTAATGTTTCAGCCCAGTTCATCGCTGCCCGCATCACGAGCATCGCGGCGCGGGGATCGGCGTCGTGCGCCGCCCACCAGAATATCTCCTCGACATGAATAATTTCGGGATTGAACACGAACGGAGATGTGAGGGTCGAGATTGCGGCCGTTACCTTTTCACTTTCCTCACAGACAATGGTGTCGACGCCCGGCATATTGAGCAGTGATAGGAAGTGTGCTTCTGCGTCAGCCACGCTGTACGGCAGCCAAGTGCAGTCCCCCATAAACTCGATAAAGTCCCAGTATATTTCAATCAGATCTGATCGATCTGTGTTGAGATCTGCGTATCGCGTATACATCAACTGGACGTATCGATTTCAGGTGAGACCGCCAGGACCGTCATCGGTACTGGCGTCGACCCGGTTAAAAGAAGTCGAATGTCATCGTCGAATCCGGCCGTGACGCCGAGGCGTAGTTCACCGCTAAAGAAGTTCACCGGATCGGCATCGATGTCCGTCGCCTGGCGTAGGTCGAGTTCCGTTGCTGCACCGGCGACACCGTCTTCGATTGTTTGAAGACTGAGCGCGCCCTCTGCGGTTTCCATCAAAACCAGAATAATATCCGCGATGTTTTTCGGCTTTCCGATCGCGCTACCGTCGCGCCCGCCATACGCAAGCTTTAAACTTTTAAATCGACGAGTATACCCAAGGCCGGCGTGGACAAGAGATGCCGGGGTATCCAGCGTGATGGATCCTGATGAGACAACTTTAGATCCTTGGACGGCGCCATCGGCGAACACTTGGACGGTTTCACCTTCGAGGTGACTGAGACCGGATATCGATGAGACCTTTTTGCGGATTTCGCCGGCGGCTGAATATTTGTTAAACGACGTTGTGTTGACGTTAACACTGTCGACGTCCTGAAGCTCAAACGTATTGGATGTAACATTGGCGACCTTGAATGAGGTGTTGTTAACTTGGATCATTCCCTTAACCCGAACGATCCTAATTTCGTCGCCATTGCTCAGTCCGTGGCTGTTGGCAGTGACGACGCCTGGATTGGCTTTTGTGATGCCGGTAATGGTGATCGGATTGTCGAGGGTCAGACCGCTGTCGAGATAAAATGCGTCTTCTTGCAGGTCTTCGTCGGCGTTAAAGGCCTTTTCAAGACACTCGATATATCGGACGACGGACCCGTTAATCTCTCTTTTGACGACCATCCAAACTTCATTGCGCGCGGTCGAATCTTTAAACTGGCCGGCCGCTGACTGACCGGGGATAACCGTTGTTGATTCAACGATTGCGTCCTCGCCGTAGATCGTTCCGCCAATGATTTGGCGCGACCAACCGATGACGTCCTGGTCAGGCTGATATGTTAAAGCTGCGATCTGGCCGTCGCCGCGTGCGATCCAAATAATGGAATCCGGTTCTTGCTGAAAACCCATCTGGACAATGCCGCCTTTGAGAACGCGGTCATTCAGTAGCGTCAAATCGAACGCATCAAATCCCTCGAGCCCGTTACTCTGGATGACATCAGCGAACTCGAGAATTTTATGACCTTGTCGCTGGGCAAAAACGAGACGCGACCGGATTTCAAGTGGTGGGAGTTTGAGACAACCAGACGACACTTCGAAATCCGCGGTGATATCCGTCGGCGTAAAGACTGCGCCTTGACTGGACAAGGTAAAGTTTCCGCCCTGAGTGCCGAGGATCGCTTTCTTTCGTGATGCGATCCAAAAGATCGTCTGTACTTCGCGCGACGCGATCTTGAAATTTATGCCAGATGAATCGAGAACATCGCCCTCGGCGTCGGAGGGTTGAAAGTTTTCTATGTCGCCGCTTTTGGACAACCAGAATTTTTGCGGCTCTTTAGATGTGGCGGCGGCGGCCATCCTTTGTTGGATAAACGAGAGGACCGACGGCCACCCATCCGTATCGTTCCATTCGCCGAGTTGCCAGTCGGTTGTGGTGCCGGTCGGAAACTCTTCGGTTTTCACGTCGACAGTGACGTTGGTCGTGCTGTTAAAGCCGACGATCTGGCCGGAGCCGAACTTATCGCCAGACTTAATCCGTATCATTCGCCCGACATCGGTCGCCCGGAAGCCGAGGTCACTATTAATACCGGTCGTCGCGGATGCTGTGACGGTTACCCCGTTACCCGTTGCCGCGCTTGAAGTGAGCGTCGTTGTTTCCAGGTTAAGGTCGAGATACGGCCCGTCCTGAAACATCAGCTCGGTCAGGCTCCAAGCTGCGTGGCCAAACCGATCCAGGCGAAACACATGGGTCGCGCCGCCGATTGCAAACCACATGATGTCGGCGCTTTGAACATAGGACAAGTTTGGGAGTTCGCTTTCCGTCCAAGGAGTCGGAAGCTCGATCGGCTCATTATCTAAAACACTGACGTTATCGATTGATATCGTCTTGCTGTTTTTGTTCTCGAATTCGATATGAAAGGGTGAGGATGTCGGTGTGAACTCGATCGTGTGATGCCCGACCTTTCGGATCTCACCGGAATGGAAATCCTCTGCGCCGGCGGTCGAACCGACCCGCACGGTGACATTATCATCGGGCGCACCAAACACGGAAAACCGGACGACGTGCTGGACGCTTGTTGTTGTCGTCGTAACAGACTGTCGGGCTTTACCGCCGCTCGCCGAGATAATCATCCGTTGGTTTGAGGCGTCATGTGTCACACTGCCGGCGCCTGCAGTCCAGCCGGTGACGTTTGATCCGAAGGTCCCGTTTGTAATGGCGGCCCCGGTATCGAGGGCGGAGATCTGAGCCTGGTTTCTAAAAAACCTTAGAATATTTTGACCAAGTTCCAGGACATAAGATTGCTGGTTGCTAAATACAAATGGGGTTAGCCAAGACCGAACACTGTTGCTGTGTGCGTTGGCAATAAACCGGGTGCCCGGTCGGGAGGTGAAACCACCTTGCGGTAGGGGGAGAAGGTTCACGAATTCCGCGCCAGCATTTGGATACTTACCAAAGTTGACGCGCGCCTCCATACGCTGGCCAAACTCACCGGCGTTAAAGCTCTCTTGGGCGGGTTGTGTGAGAACGCTCAAGCTGGTGGATCCCCAGGCACGTAGTAGCGTTGCCCGCCGTTTCGAACGGTTAACCAGTCGGATTCAGGAAGATCTTCGGGGAAGTTCTGAACGGCATCGACGGTCTTTGCGGCGGGCAGGTCTTGATCCTCGAACTGAGTATAAAGTTCCTTGGACAAGGAAACAGATTGGGCGAGCGCTGTTGCGAGCTGGCTGGCGAGAAGCTTGGTGAACGCCCGTCGAAAGGACGGAGGCATCTTATTCGGGTCTGTCTCGCGCGCGATGTATCTGAGGAAGACATCTTCCGCATCCGAGGCGACCTTATCGCCTTCGATGCTGAAGGGTAAATAATCCCGTGCGTCAGAGTTGTTATGGAGGGAGATCGCCCGAATAAAATCGTTCGGGAGCTGGTGGAAAAAGTCCCACTGAAACGCCGGCGTTTCACTCCCCAGGCGGGCCAATTGGACCCGCTTTGTTGCCCAGTTCCAATGATGGAGATCGAGGAGAAGGTCACGCATTTCGGCAAATGCGACCTCTGCCGCGTTCGCTTCTTTCGTTCCGGACGTCAAGCTTGTGATCTGCTTTGAGTGTTTTATAAGCTGGAGCGCTGCGTTGACGATGCCGACGTCGCTGGCCATCGGTTAGGCCGCCCGTTTGACGCGCTTCGCGGGCGCCTCGGGTTTGCGTTTCGGGCCGCCTTCGCGCCACGGCGAAATCAACTCGACAATTGTGTTGAACTTGTCCGAGCTGACAACCTCGAACCATCCCTTCGACCAGGTCTTGTCTGCGTGATGAACGACAACCTTTATCTCATCGCCGGTCACGAGATAGCGCTGGGAGATGTTGTGAAAATAGTTGTCTTTGGAGACATCCTCTTTGGAATGGTCCGTGACATACTGGAATCGGGAGCCGAACTTCAAGCGGCTAATGTATTCAATATCCTCTGGACGGCTAGTGGCCATGGGATCCTCTTGTTTTTATCGGACGAAAAGAAAAGGGGCGGCCCGGAGGCCACCCCAATTTCTTCAATGTTTTCAACGACTTACTAGTCGCCATCTGTCTCAGCCACGGCGGTGCCATCGCTGATGTCGACCACCGATCCGGTGTTCGATAAGACGGTGCAGAAGTTCGTCGTCGGTGTTGCTGTATCTGCCACGATGATGAGATCGCGAACGGACAGCATGTTTGCCGCATCATTAAAGAAGCCGGCTGAGTTGATAGCTGCAATATTATCGTCGGCCGTTTTATAGACCCACAATTTGAAGCCACCCCCATGAGCGAGCTGGGTGAGGTTTGCCGCGCTATAAGCCATTTACAAAACTCCCCTACGACGTTGCGACGGCTGTCGTGTCGTTGAGATTTCCCTCTATGACACCAGTGTCGTCGATCATGATGGCCTGGCCGCTCATCATGTGGTTGATGAAGTGGGACGCGCGATCGCCGTGCCAGGTGATGTCAGCCGTGACTGACTCATTCGACGCTGCGTTCCCCGGTGCCTTTTGTATCGCATATCCAACGGCGGATTTATGATACGCAAAGCACTTTGCGGTGGATGTTCCCTTACCTGGTAGGTCTGGGTGCATACACCATTTCACACCCATCCAATCGCGGAACTTGCGATGGCCAGGTGCCCCGTCTGTGAACGGCAAGCCGGTCGCACCGACAAAATCGCTCGAGGCGAAACTGTCAACGGTCATTGCTTGCGCGTACATGCGCGGTGTTAAGACTCCGTAGCGTTGCCCATCGTTTGGCACCGAGTTGGAATCAAGAGCCTCCACAAACGTAATCAAAGAAGCCTGGATGGCCGCGGAGCTTGTGACTGTCAGGGTGACAGTGCTTTGGCTTGTGGTATCCAGGACGGTGGTGATCTGCTCATCCACCTTTCTTCCCAGGGCGTACGCCCCGGCGCGCGCATAAGACATGCGAACGTCGATGTTTGTTTTGGCTTCGTCGAGCCGGTCCACCCAGTCTCCAGCGTAAAAATCCACAAGGGTCACGGAGGGTTGAACATGGGTAGCGTTCATGGGTGTGATTTCACCATGGCGGCTCTTGGTCGTTGCGGTTCCGGTGCCGAGTTTTTCAAAAACGGCGGTGGACCCGATAATACCGTCCTTCACGTAGACGGAGGGCTTTAACATTGAGCCTTCCCTCTGGAACACGTGATGGACGTCTTTTTGGAAGTCAGAAATAAAACTGACATTCACCGTAGTAGACATCGGATTCTCCAATCAAAGGTTAAGATTGGCGACCTCCGGGGTAACCGAATACGATCGCGCCACGGGATGCCCTTATACGGGGCCGTCTTGCGTTCGCTCTCGGCGCCTTCGATTGCTATTAAATTTGTCGGGCCGCGGTGCGCGGGGTGCCGACTATTCGGCCGTCAATGGACGACCAAATCAGTTGGATCGCAGGGCCACATCCAGATCGGTGTCGCTGCACCGACCCAGGCTCCTCCGATATTAAACTCGAAAAACTCTTGCGCCTCTTCATTCGTTAAACCGTCTCGGTCCATTAAAATTTCAAGAACCTTCGGCACGGAATAGACAGCGATGTCGGGTTGACCACACCGCTGTCCGATACCGATTAACGCTTCATCAAATCCCGAGGCTGTTGAGATCTCTTGAAACATTAAATGCCGGCCGAGCCGAACAGTTTTTCACCAACCTCCCGACGCTGTGCGTCGAGGCGTTTGGCTTGATCCGTATTGCCGCTGTGGTACGCGGTATAAAACTGATCACTGAGATCGTCGTATTGAGACTGCAAATCCTGGCCGGCCGCAGTACCAACAAGCCCGAGCTGTAAGCGTCCCTCACTTGAGATACGCCCAGACTCCGCCATCATCCTTATGAAAGGTGGATATGAGCCAAGTGCCATACCATTTTTAAGCTCGAGCTGTGCCAGGCCGGGCGCAGCTTTTTCCATGTACTGGTTTGCGTGCGCGAGGTTCTCTTCATAGCCCGAACCCCACTCTCGTCGAAGATCGGATTCGGCCTCGGTTATGTGTTCAGCATCGATCCGAGCTTGCTCTTCGGATGCCATCGCCTCCATCTGCCAGTATTTGCCGAGGAGTGCATCGATCTGACTTTGATTAGCGCCCGCCCGGTGCATCTCGTCCAGGATCCCCCGGATGGGTGCCTGGTATTGGTCGCTTTCAAAGACCTCCTCCGAGACGTGTTCCGGGGCGATTATCTTATAGTCTTCTGCCTTTTCGGGGACGCCCATGGCCTTTGCAAACTTGGCTCTGTCTTCATCGCTTGCGTCTTCGCCGGGCATCTTGACCCGTTGGCTTAGTTCCCGGTTTGCTTCGTAAAGCGCCTCGGCTGCTTTCTCCGGCGTGGTGTATCGGCCGGCCAAGTTACGCACCTTTTCATCTTCGATTCCGGTAACCCAATCGGCATGGACCGGAGCTTCCGCCGGCGCGGGTGTCGCGGCTGCGGGTGGTTGTTCCGATGGGGTAGCCTCCGTCGCTTCGGAAGCGCCTTCGGTCATAGCTTCAGACATATCTATCCTTCATAATTGTTAAGGTCAGCGTAAAGCGCGGCTTTAATTTTAGCCGCGATTTCTCGTTTACCCGCCCACCGATGGAGTTCATTCGTATCCAATGGTGGGACAGGGTTATCGTCATCGGACACGTCGTACTCCCCGCACCAGGTTAACAGCATGAAGAGGACGCGCTTACCGAGTTCGGGGTCTTCAAGAAACAGTTTTCGAAAGTCACGAACAACATCGGGAGGTCCGTATCGATTTAGATCGAGTGACCGGACGACGTCGAGATGGAAGCGTTCGAGGTCAGGCGACAGCTTCAACCGGTGCGCCTCCCTCTTCTTCGGCGGCCGCACCCGCCAGGAGTTCTGGCGGCGCCATCGCCGTCATCGTTGCCGCACGTTCAGCTATTTGCATCTGTTGCTCGACCTGTGCTTGTTGGGCCTGGACCGCTTCGAGCTGTGCGACTTCGTTATCCGTTCGTATCAAATCGTGTGGGAAGTCATTGGCCTTGGCAATGAACTTACCGAACTCGTCCATGTTGAACCGGTTCATAATGCCGGGGTGAATCTGGCCGATCGCCATGATCTTCTCCATGGCCTCTGAGATACTTGCCTCCTCGATCTGGCGTTTTGCTTTTTCGATCGGTGATGCAAAACGGAACATGAGTTTCTGTCCCTGGAGAACGTCCGGGATCTCTTCCAGAGGACCGAGGCCGCCGTGTTCAAACAAAAGATTGAACGCACGTTCGACCATGGGGCCGGTGTACGAACTTTCCAAAGCTGCAAACTGTGAGCCAACCTCTCGGATAAAGGATTCACGGCGTTCGATCACCTCGGTGGCCGTCATCTGTGGCCCGGCCACGGGCAGATTTAAGACGTTCTTAAAAAAGATATTTGTGATCGCTTCCCGCTCGGTCTCCTGGGCGTTGAGCCCCCAAGGGATATTGGCGTTCGACTCCATCTGTTGGAACGGCTTAGACATACCCAAGTTACGGATCGCCTTTGCGTCATA